CGAATGTTTCAGGTATTCGTGGTGGAGCAAAATTGCACAAAAGATACGATCTTATTATATTGGACGATTTCGAGGATGAGAATAATACGCTTACTCCAGAGGCTAGAGCTAAGAACGGAAACCTTATCACTGCGGTTGTTTATCCTGCTTTGGAGCCTCATACTGGCAGGCTCCGTATTAATGGTACTCCTGTTCACTATGACTCTTTTATTAATAATCTTTTAGAAAATCACGCTAAGGCAAAGAAGAATAAGGATGATTTTGCTTGGGATGTAGTTACATATACCGCATTGGACAAAAAAGGTAATTCGTTATGGCCTTCTTGGTTTCCAAATAAAAAATTAGAAGAAAAAAAGAAATTTTACCAAGATTCAGGTATGCCACACAAATTTTGGCAGGAATACATGATGCAAGTCCAGTCTGAAGAAGATTCTATCTTTAATAGGCGACATATCAGGTACCATGACGGTGTCTTCAAAGTGGACGAGGATACAGGTATTTCGATGCTATACATTGATGGAGACTATAGACCACTCAATGTCTTTGGCGGGGTAGACCCTGCAACGGATAGTATGCGTTCAACATCTGATTACAGTGTGATAATGATAGTAGGCGTAGATGAACACAATACTGTTTATGTATTAGATTATCTAAGAATGCGGGGTCTGCCTGTCCTTGGTATACCAGGAGAGGATAAAAAGGGTATTGTCGATTATATATTTGAAATGAGTGCTAAGTATCAGCCTAATTTATTTGTTATTGAAGATACGACTATGAGCAAACCAATATTTCAGTCGATAAGAGCAGAAATGAGAAGGCGAAATGATTTTAGTGTTCATTTTAAGGAAGAGAAACCTGGGACTAGGATGAGTAAACGAGATAGGATACAATCTGTTTTAGCACAGAGGTTTTCCATAGGTTCAATGCATATTAGGAAAAACCATTTCGATTTAGAACACGAAGTATTAACTTTTGGCCCCCGCATGGCGCATGATGATACTATCGATGCGCTCGCTTACGCTTGTAAATACGCCCAACCTTCCACAAATATTAAGGCTTCTGGTAATACATTTCGTTTCCATAGGCCTAAACCTAAAAATTGGGTGGTAGCGTAATGGCAAATGGGAAAAATAAAAAAGCAGTTGAGCAGGTACAGTTAAGCAACGAGTATCATAAAATGGGATATCCCGATCTTGCAGATGCTTTTATTCACGCTCAAAATGTTCCTTATAGACAAAAGTTTACTGGAAAAGATGGAAAGGAATTCTATGGGGATGCCACTACAGATAAGCATTTCTTAGAGTGGGCAGAAACTGAGTATTATCATGGGATCAAAGATGATGATAATCGTATGCCATTTCTTAATAAGTATCATCAATCAGATGCGGGAAAAGGTATTTATGGCGATATAAAGAAAGTTTATGATTCTGGAAAGAGATGGACTGACGATCCCGACTTTATGGATTCTATCAAAGGTAGAGCATGGAATGACTTACCCCATTATGATCCATCTAATTTAAGAGAAAAAAGGCGTTATGATCCAAAGTATAGTGAGGATAGTATTCTGGATGGCCTAACGAAACCAGATGAAGGCATTTATTAATGGCTAAAGTTGGTGAAAAAGCCGATAGAATAAGGAATTTATTTAATTCTTTAAATAATCAATATAGAATTGATTGGGAAACTGTAAATCAACAGGGATATGATTTTTACCTAGATAATCAATTATCTACTCAGGAAAAAGAAACATTGGAAGATCAGGGGATGCCTACTTTTACTGTTAATCGAATTATACCAGTAGTAGAGATGCTTAATTTTTACGCTACTGCAAATAACCCAAGATGGCAGGCAATAGGTACAGAGGGTAGTGATAGCGATGTCGCTTCTGTTTTTTCAGACCTTGCTGAATATATATGGCAAAATTCTGATGCATCTGCATTGTATTCAAATGCTATAAATGATGCTATTACTAAGTCTGTCGGTTATTTAATGGTAGATGTAGACCCAAATCAAGATAGTGGAATGGGTGAGGTTGTTATAAAGAATCCAAATAGTTTTGATCTGTATGTAGACCCGAAGTCTAGAGATCCCCTCTTTCGGGATGCTTCGCATATCCTTATTCGTAAGGTCCTCCCAAAGGAACAGTTACTCGCAATATATCCCGAATATTCAGCAAAGATCAAGAAGGCTTCGGGCACATACAGTGAATTTAATTATACGGATGGGCCTTCATTGTCTAATGATTTTCAACAGAATGATATGAATCTTGCTTATAATGAGGAAGGTGGCGATTCAATGTTGATAGATTATATTGAGGCATTTGAAAAAGAAAGTAGACCTTTTTATAATGTTTTTATACAAATTCCTCCTTCAGAAGAAGATCTTAGAAATGCTCAACAGCAAGTAGATGTTACTTTAAAAGAAACATCTCAGGAAATGGAAGTAAGGTTGAGTGAAATGCAAACGCAAATGCAACAGCAAGTAGATTCAGGTCAAATGCTTCCTGAGAGGATGGCATTGGAATTAGAGAAGGCGATCAAGGAGAATGAGGCTCAACTTGCTCAAATGTCACAAGAATTATTAGCAAAGGCTCAAAAAAGTCTTGTTATTAATAAAAATGAAACCATGTCTGAAAAAGTCTACAAAGTATTCATGAGTGACCCTGATAATGTAAAATTTGTTATTGATGCAGTAAAGTTTTATAAAAAGATGGTGAAGATGACTTGCATTATAGGAGATCAATTAATAAAAGAAAAAGACCTTCCAAGTGAGCATTATCCCATTGTTCCTTTCACATACAAATGGACTGGATCTCCTTATCCAATGAGTGCTGTTGCTCCCTTAATAGGGAAACAGAGAGAGATAAATAAAGCGCATCAATTAATGGTGCATAATGCTTCCTTGGGGTCTTCTTTAAGATGGATGTATGAAGAAGGTTCGTTGGATACAGAGTATTGGGAAAAGTATTCGGCTGCTCCTGGGGCGTTGTTACCTGTTAATAGTGGATTCGAGGCTCCTACTCCTGTAATGCCAATGCAGTTAAGCAATGCTTTTGCTAATATTGTTGAAGGTGGCAAACATGAGATGGAGTATCTTGCAGGTATATATTCCCAAGCGATGGGCGACCCTTCAGGACAAACAGAGACTTATAGAGGTATGCTTGCCTTGGATGAATATGGGACAAGAAGAGTAAAGCAATGGATGAAAGCATCTATTGAGCCATCGCTAGTTCAATTAGGTAAAGTTGTTAGGGATTATACTCAGGCAGTGTATAAGGCTCATAAAGTATTTAGGATCGTTCAACCTAATGACCTTCAAGAAGAGGGTAAAGAGGTTGAGATGAATATCCCCATATATAACGATATGGGTGAAGCAGTTTCGAAGTATATGGATTATACAAGTGCAAAATTTGATGTAAAGATAGTTGCTGGTTCAACATTACCAGTTAATCGTTGGGCTTATTTAGCAGAATTAAAAGAATTATTAAAATTAGGCGTTGTGGACGATATAGCAGTATTGGCCGAGACAGATGTCAGGCAAAAAGAAAAGATCGCACAACGGAAGTCTCTGTATTCACAAATGCAGAGCCAAATTTCTGAGTTATCAGAACAGGTCAAGGATAAAGATGGACAACTTCAAACTCTTGAACGCCAACTTATACAGGCTGGTATCAAGGCTAAAGTTATGCAAGTTGAGAATGAAGTACGGAAAAGCGCGGGTGATCAAACTCTAAAGATGAGAGATACTGTAAGAGGTATGGAATCTGATAGAGACACAACTCGTGATAAATTGAAATTGATCGAAAAAGAAGCTCAGATGAACACAAGGAAAGCAAATGAATGATGCTAATGCTGTAAACCCAGAAGTTGAAGAATTCACTCAAGAAGAAGTGAATGATTCTATTTTTGGCTCAGACTCAGATCAGTTCTTTGCCGATCTAGACCGAGAGGTCAATGGTTCTATAATAGAACCAGAACAGGCAACAGAAACACAACAGGAAACTCAGGCTCCTACATTCGATAATATCGAAAAAGTGCAGGGCAACCCTGACCCCCAAGAAACAAATAATGTCAATTATGAGAAACGGTACCAAGATTCATCTCGTGAGGCACAAAAACTAAAAGCCAAACTTGATGAGGTTGAACCGTTTATTCCTATCCTCAATCGTTTGAATGAGGATCAGGATATGGTTGAAGTAGTCAAAGACTATTTAGTTAATGGGAAAAAGAGTTCTGAAATGCAAATGCCAGAAGATTTTGATTTTGATCTTCAGGATGCAATTGCAAATCCTACCTCTGAGTCAGCTAAATACTTCAATAGTTTAATGGATCAAGCGGTAAGTTCGAAAGTTAACAACATAATGGGGCAGGAACGCCAAAGAGCGGAAGCCCAAAAAACAAAAGAAAAACTTGACGAAGATGCCCTTAATTTTAAACAGAAATCGGGGATTTCAGAGGATAACTTTGAAGAACTGATGGAGTGGTCAAAAGAGCATAAATTGTCTTATGATGATCTATACTTATTAAAGAATAGAGATAAAGTAAGTCAAAATGTTTCTAATGCCACAAGAGAAGATATGTTGAATCAGATGAGAACAGTGCGAAACATACCTTCCTCTAATGCTAATGTGAATTCACAATCAGCACCAAAGGAAGATACAAATCGCGATGTTCTAAATGCATTAAAAGGATTAGATCAGGATTCCGAAAACCTATTTAATTAAATGGTCACAAGTTAAATAGGAGTTTAAAATGGCAGATAGCCCTTTAAAACTAGCAAACTTGGGGCAAGTACAGACCAATGTACAGGATAAGATCGGTGATCTCAGGAGAAGATATAACTTCGGTTCAGCAGTATCCGAATTAGCTATCGAACAGACACCTTTCTTTAGGTTCTTGTCTCAAGTTGGAGTCAGTCCAACGGATGACCCCGAATTCAAATACACAGAAGAACGCTCAAGTTGGCATAAGCGTTATTGTTATGTAATGGCTCATGATGCTGATAAAACATCAGGCGCTGCATCTACAACAAATGGTGACTATGTAGGTACATTGTTAGCAGAAGCTAAGTTTGCTCAAGACCAATTGTTTGGATTGAAATTGAGTTCAGATTTTACATCTGAAGGAAATATCCAAAACATATTGGGTCAAACTGCAACCGCTATTGATGCATCTGGCACAAAGCCTATTTGGTTATTAAAAGGCCAAATGCTGAAGATACCTGTAGTGATAGCAACAACTGCTACAAACAGCGCAAAGGTATCCGATGATTATATCATTGTGCGCGTCATGGAAGACCCAGTAGATATTGGTAGTACCAATGCAGTTGGTGTAACGGTCAAGGTTGTTAGAGGAACTGTAGGTGCAGGTACTACTGTGCCAGTATTTGCAGGTCAAGCATACGCTGATAGTGCATGGGCTTTAACTGCGGCTGCAGCTGAAGCGAACAAGGTCTATGCAGTTGGTTCTGCTCATGCAGAAGGATCTACATTTCCAGGTACTTATAAGGATACACCTTATATCGTAAGAACTGGATATACTCAGATCTTTAAGACCACCATGCAAATGACAAACACAGCTCGTGCTACACAGTTGAAGTTTGCCAAAGATGAGTGGGCAAGAGTATGGAAGAACAAACTGGTTGAACATAAGTGGGATATTGAGACTGCTCTTCTTTTTGGAACAGGGCATGTTGATGGTGAGACTACTTATAGTCAAGGTATTGTTGATTACTGTCTATCTAATGGAAATCTTTTCACATGGGCTGAAACAACATCTCAGGATGATTTCTTGCAGAACATGAGTGATTTCTTAGATCCAAGATACAACAATGCGAATGCTACGCTCTTCATGTGTAATACAGAAGTATACAACTGGTTACATAAACTAGGTGGATATTTTGCGGCTAACATGGCGGCACTTAATACTGCTACTGGTTCAAATTCAGCAAGAGCTGATTTTGCAATTAGTGGTAAGAAGAAGAAGTTCGGATTGGATATTACTACGATCACAACTCCTTATGGAGATATGAATGTGACTCGTAATGTCCATTTGGATGGTGCATCAAGTGCAGCAAAGATCGTTGCGGTAAATATGAAGCATGTTAAATATCGTCCATTGGTCGGTAATGGCGTGAATCGTGATACCTCGATCTATGTTGGCGTTCAATCACTAGAGAATACTGGTGTTGACCGTAGGATTGACCTTATACAAACAGAAGCAGGTCTTCAAGCAGGGATGCCTGAAGCACACGCAGTCTGGAAGTAGGTTGAAGAATAAAATAGGGGGGTTTTTACTCCCCTATTTTAGATGTTAAGGATTAATTATGGCTTCATTTGATGCTCAAATAGCAAACTACGCAGGAACTATAGGTTCTGAAGATACGCAGACCGCATTAGAGAATGGTGTGAAGGATGTGGTCAATCGTATGATGAAGATATCTCCAGATAGTATGTTCATGTTCTCTGGAATTGAAAAAAATAGTTCTGGTGAAAGTTATGTCACTATTACTGATACAGATAAGATATTAGGTGTAACTAGATTGAAGGAAACTACAAATGTTGCAAGAAATTGTATTGAAGTTCCGCCTACTTTAAGAGGTGAAGTAGGAGATACTACATCTTTACACGCTGCTACGAAGGAATATCCTATTTATTATAAATTAGATGGGAAAATTTATGTAGTTCCTGATTATGGAACTGAAGATAAATTGGAAGTTAATAAAGTTGTTTATGGGGCAGTTACGAATAAGGATTCTAGTAATTCGGCTATAGCAAATTTTCCTACTGGGATGATACCTTTGGTTATAATATATGCATCTGCCAAGGTAATACTAGAGAAAATGGCAGAAATAACTTTGCCGACTGATGTTTCTTTTTCAAATATTCTGTCAGCGGCAGTAGATGTTCCAAATGCACCTAGTTTTAATTTAAAACAAAGTGCTATTTTCGGTAATAGTGGTGAATTCGATGCCACTTCTCTTGATCTTCCAGGTTCTAATGATCTTCCATCAATAGATGCAACTTTTGCTATGCCAACGCCAGATATAACATTTGCTGATGGAGTTCTTGATGATAGCGAAGATCAAAAACTGCCTTCTACTTGGTTTCATCTTTTAGGCGGCTTTATTGAGGATGAAGAAGATATTGAACTTGCTAGAGCGCAAGTTGATAAGATAAATGCTTACAATGCTTTTTTTCAACAAGCATTACAGGAAAAGTTGCAGAAATTCAATGCTGATTGGCAGACCTATAATCAAAGATTGACCAATTCAATACAGATTATGTTTAAGCAAACAGATACAGACATACAAGATTATGCATCTTCATTACAAAGATTCCAGGCTGATTGGGATAGGGTTGTTAAAGAAGTTGGTGCATTAGGACAAGATTTTACTTTAAAAATTCAAAAAGACACTACTGACATGAAATTTTTAGCAGATAGATACTTATTTCTTATGGGTGAATATGAGAAAGCATTTCAACCCTATGCAGATAAGGGAGAGCAGGCAACATGAGTAATATTCACAATGACACAGACTATAGTGTTTCTTCAACATCGGCCAATTCTTCTTATTCTATTGGGGATATTAGTAAAAATACATCATATTCTGTTCAAGATCCATCTTCTTCTCTTACATATGCTATTACATCGATTCACAATGCTTCGCAGTTTCTACAATTTGAGCAATGGTATTGGAATACACAATCAATTTCTTGGAATAATATAAATACAGTATGGAGATTTAATTCATGAAGATGAAGCAATTAATGGAAAGAGCGGGAACCTCCAATTTTGGATTTGCTAATGCTTTTTTAGAAGATGGTATTAGAGATATCAATATGATGATCGAAGAAACTGTAGCAACTGGGAAAACTGACCTAGAAAAAGACCAAAGATATTATGGTATGGAGCAAGGCCAATTGGCTGATCTGGTAAAAGTTCTCCATATTTCTATTTTAGATAGCGATGAAGATGAATATATACGAATACCAAGGATGGTAAATCCAACTTCAGTGGATAAGGATAATGTATGAGTCATAAAGTATATAGAATTAATGAAACTAAATATGCTTATTATATACAAGGTGGCAATTTTGCTATTTTAGAAAAAAACAAGACCACAGGGCATTACGCAAGCCCTACAAGTACGATAGAAAATGGTATAATGGTCACTTTCACAAAAATGCCCACTTTACCTACTCAGGAATCCGATGATGTTCCTGTTGACCCTGAACTTGCGATTGCATTGGTTGATTATGTTAAGTCAAAGTTCTTTGAAAAAGATGGCGATTATGAAAAAAGTCAATTTCACATGAGACAATTCAAGAAACGAGTTTTTGAATTTCAAAAGAATAGATTCGGTGGGCCAAAGATAGCAATGCCTCTCAGAAGTTATTCTATTACATAGGAGTAAAAACATGGCTAAAGGAATACAGGACTACACTTCACAGGAGAGTGTTGCCCCATATATCAAAGCAGTCGTAGCAACTACCAATGCCCAAGACCCGTGTAGAGCGGTTCATATGAAGGGGACAGCGGCAGATGTTACTTTAACAGTAAATGGTGCTGATGTTGTATTTCATTTGTTAAAAGGGCACACATATCCAATTTGTGCAACAAAGGCAAGTGCTAATACAGTAGTTTTTTTATATTAATGGCTACTTCATTATTAGACCAGACAGTATCATCTACCTATGGACAATTGCTTCATATGGATGCTGGTATTACTGGAACAAAAAAAAGGATATTTGACGGAGATGGCACTGGTAGTCCATTGTGGATGAGTTCAAATATATTGCAAGTAGACGGAGTACTAAATTTAAAAGAATATTCATCAGCACCAAGTAATCCTACGGTTGGAGATTTGGCTTTTATAAATGATGAATTGTATATAGCCAAACAATAAGGAGAATATTATGGCAAACTGGAAAAAAGTCATCACAGCAAATGATGATAGTACACATAAAAATGAATCAATAACCCTTGCTCAGTTGTTTGCAGGTTTAGATGCAGACAGTACAGCAGGGGCAAATCAGGTATTAAAAGCTAATTCAAATCATACTGCACTTGCATGGGCGACTGATAGTGGAGTAACCTTATTTGGTGGCTTGACTGACATTACAAATTCTCTTGGTACATCTAATGCTGGGGCTATTCCTGTTGGTGGTGGTGATGGGAATTATACAACAATTATCCCGACAGGTGATGTTACAATGTCCACTGCAGGGGCGATGAGTATTGGAGATGAAAAAATAAATAGTGATCACTATGTAGATGGCTCAATAGATACTATTCACATAGCAGATGACCAAGTCACTTATGCTAAAATGCAAGACATTGGAACTGCAAATAGAGTTCTTGGTAATACAAGCACTGGAACAGTTGCTGAAGTTCAAGTAGCAACTGCTATGATAGCTGATGATGCTGTGACTGGTGATAAATTAGCAACTAATATAGACATAGCAGGAACCTTAGATGTAACTAGCACTGCCACTTTTGATGCAGGTATTGTAGTAACAGGCGATTTGACAGTAACAGGCGATCTAAAAACAACTAATATTACTGATCTGGATGTTGAAGATAAAACTATTACTCTTGCAGTCGCTTCCTATTTAAGTGATACAGATGCAGTGGATATAGCAACTGGTAGTGGTATAAGAGTAATGACTGATTCAGGAACGGATAATACAAGTATAAATAACTATGCAAGTGTTGCTTGGAATAAGAGTGGTGAGATGAGTGGTTGGCAAGTGAAAGATACCGCAACAACTACTGCTTTTGATGTATCTGTTATGGAATTTTCAAGTAATTCAACTGCTCCAACTGGTAATGCAAGTGGTGTTGGATCGTTTCATTTTGATAAGGGTGATGATACCTTGTATGTAAGAATATCTGACTAATGAGTAAAATAGTTGCTGTTGCTAAACATAATGATATTGAATCATTTAACATAAAAGAAACTGATTTCTTATTGAAATTGATGATGAGAAGTCAATTTGATGGGGTAGACCTAGAAGTAGCCAATTCAGTATTAATTAAATTATCAAAAATACATAAGGCGAAACTTGAAAGTTGATTTATCTGCCGAAGATCTCCATATTATAATACAAGCAATGGAAAATATGACTATAAAAGGGAAAGATGCACCTTTGGTTGCAAAGGTTATAGGTAAGGTAGAAAGGGCATTCTCTAAAGAAGTTGCTAAGCAAGAAGGTAGTGAATAGTGGCTAATTGGAAAAAGGTAGTCTTAGGAACTGGTACATCCTCTCAATATATAAAGGGTGATGGTACTTTTGCTACTTATGCTGCAGGTGTAGGTCTAGGTGATGATAATACTTGGACTGGGACTAATACATTTTCTGGTGCATCAAATCCATATATTTATATTAATGACACAAATGGTGCTAAAGGTATTTTTCAAGCATATGATACTTATGTAA